CAGTAATTAAAAGTTTAGAAAGACCTAGAACAAATTTTCCAAGACCAGTTCCAAATACAATATACAGTGATAAAAGTTTCTTCCAGTGATCTTTGAAGAATCTTATTATACTTTGTATTTTCTTTTGATTTTTTGGATCAGCAAACCAATTGACAACTTTTGTTAGAAACTTTGCAAGGAGAACATTAAATAGGAACCCAAGTATCTTATCAAATAAACTTCTAACAGGTGCAATTATTTTTTGTGCTGTCTTGAAAAGTGTTTTGAACCTTTTTTCTAATCCTGCCTCTTGTAATTTTCTTTTATCATCTTGTGCTTTCTTTGCATCAAGATCACCTTCTTTTTTCTTTATCTTATATTGGTCCTTAAGTATATCAGCAATGTTATCAACCGAATTAGAAATCTGCTCTAAAATACTTTTAGGTTCATCTTTTTTTTGTTTTCTTTTTCTTGTCTTTTTTTCACCCTCTTCTTCTGCTGCTTCGGATGCCTGATAAGGAACTAATGCACTAGTTGGTAATGCTTTTGGTGCAACATTAACTCCTGCAGCAGATCCTTTTTTAAATACATCTGCAGATATCTTTGTCTTTCTTGCTTTAAACTTAGGGTCTGCTGCTTTTCTTTGTTTCCTAACTTTTATTACTTCTTCTTGTAATATTTTTTGGCGTTCGTTACCCTTTCCCTTGGTTTGAAATTGAATGGTTGCAATAGCTTCTTTTAGAGCACTAAGATAATCCTCCTCTTCGGAGAGATTGTCTAGGTCTACACCCATCTCTAAGAGTATTTCTATTGGATCGGTAGTAGTCCTAGATGCCATTCGCTTGTTGATGTTTTAGTTTTTCTTCTTCAAGATGCTGCTGTAATAAAGCAACATAAACATCACGTTCCCATGGTATCATATTTTCAATCTCTGTTAATGAATATTTATGGTATTGTATTAACGAAAAATTTAATTTAATATATGATTCAAGGTTCATATGAACCATGCCTACGCGAAAAAAGATGCCAGTCCCTCAAGTACAACGTCACTCTTAACTTTAGTTTTTGGATTAGTAACAGAAATTGTATGAGACAACTTAGGCATCGTCTCAAAGAATGTCTCAATACCTTTAAACTGTGACGAGTTCATGGACTCAAGGAACTCATTCAGTTCTTTCTTTGTACAATCTCCAGTTGCCCAAACCTCTTCCTCACTACAGATGGAATCAATACAAGATGCAATCAATTCAAATGATTGATCCATTTGACTGCCTTCTTTGAAATCAAAATTATTTTTAATGAACTGATCCAGTGAAGGATACTTCATCACCATAGTGATTTGATCATCAATTTTGATTTTGTTGTCATGATCATCATCCTTTTGAATTTGAATGTCATCAATGTTGATCGTAACTGGAACCTCAGTTTCCCCATCATCTGGACAAATAACATTTACTTCAATCTCTTCACCAACAGACTTACCACGAATGTTTAAGAAGAGATATTCGATATCAAAGGTAGGAAGAGTCTCTACTTTAACTCCCTTTGTCTTAATACAGTTCTTAATAACAGACTTAATTGCTGTTGTGATTTGTTTAGTGTCTTCACTTTCTAAGGCAATTACAAGAATCTTTTCTTCTTTTACAAGAAAAGGTCTATATTGAATTGGTTCTCCTGTCGATGGCAATTCAAGTTCATACGTTGGTGTAGCAATCTTTGGTAAAGGCATGATGTCCTATAGAAGTTCAGTGTGATTATTTAGTTGGTTATGCTATGGCTTCTCCAAATACTCTACCTCGATTACCACGACCTTGGTTAGATCCATCAACAAAGTCTGCACTATTGGTAGCATTCTGTAAGTTGTCACCGAAGTTGTTATAATATTCATTGAAAGATGAACCCAAATTTCTATTCAAGAATTGATTTGCAGGGGTTGTCTTAGATTCTGATGTAGTAGTGGTAGGAGAATTTTTTCTCTTAACTTCATAACGAATATATGACATAGAGAC